GCTGTTTCTAAATCTATGGATTTTCCTGGTGCTCAAAAATCAAGTTATGCAGCACAAGTTCAACAAAGTCAGCCTGGCTCATATCAGGAGAACACACTTTCCTTTCTACCAGTACCTGGTCCAGTAGGTCCTCAAGGGCCTTCAGGCAGGGATGGGAAGGACGGAGAGCCTGGACCAGAAGGAAAGCAGGGGCCAGAAGGCAAACAAGGTCCTAAAGGCGAAAAAGGTTTAAATGGCAAAGATGGAATTAGTTCATTATCTTCATCTGGACAGCAAGCAGGTTGGGCAGCATACTTTAATAAACTAACTCATACACACAAACTGGGCGTTACACAGGGAGATGATGGATGGGTCACGGTATTTATAAATTCTGAGGGATCACAAGACGAAACATATTTACCAAAAAATACAGTAAGCCTTTGGAATAACCATTCCAGAATGCTTAATTTTAAAGGATTAAAAGAAGGTGCTCAAGTATTTATAACATACAACTTTGAACTAACTACCTATACAAGCAATACTGAGGTTTGGATTAGAACATTTTTTCCTAACTCAAATAGAGAAATATCACAGTTTGTTGCATCATTAAAGTATCAGCATACATACCCAATATCTGTTACACAACAAGTCTTTATTGAAGATCAAAAAATGTGGGGTAACGGAGCATACCCACAAATTAGAACAGATTACGATGCCTCAGTTATTATGAAGTCTATCTACGTCAGCGTGGTATAATAATTCTATGGCATTTCCAGGAACATACAATATTTCATACTATAAGGGTGATACCCTTGAGTTTAGAGTTTATCCAAAACTAGCAGATGGATCTTCTTATAATTTAACTGATTACACTGTTAAGTTTTCTTTTTCTACATCCCGTGGATCTTCTGGAACAGCAAATTACCATGAAGCATATGCAATTATCTCTAATGACAAGACGTATGTTCAGTGTGCAATAAGACCAGCAGACGCTTCATACCTTACAGCAGGAACTACATATATATACGATGTTGAGATTACAAAGTCAGCCACTCCATACCCATTTGTACATACTATTTTGACAGGAAATATTTCTGTAACAGATCAAGTGAGCGTTACTGCGTAATGGTTGATATTCTTTTAACAACTGAAGATGTTGCAGTTCTAGGTGGACCAGAAACAGTAAATGTTGAAGTAGATTTTGGACCAACAGGAGATAGAGGAAGTCAAATATTTTCAAATGTTGGTAAACCAGTTATTGGAACTAATGGACTAACCGCACTTGCTCCCGACTGCCAACTTTTTGATCTCTACATAAATATATTATCAACTGATGACGAATACCAATATGTTTATCAATTGCAAAATGTGCTTGGAACAAATACCTGGGTAAAACTTTTTAAACTTGTTTCTAATATATACAGCAAAAATTACACAGCAACAAGTTTTGTTGATGGTGTTTGGACAATGAACATTCCTGTTGCAGAAATAGTTCCTTCCTCATTAGTCGGAAGTGCTCTGGCAGAAAATTTTAATATTCAGTACAGCATATTGAATCAAAACCCAATTGCATCTTCAATTACCATTGGAGAGATATCCACAAGCGGTGGTGAGCGTATTTTGCCAGTCACTATCACAGCCTCAGAGTTAATAGATGGATCCTTTGTCAGCATAGATGACATAAAGGTCGTACAACTCTTTATTACTGTGGTATAATCTTATGTATGGCTGCAGAAAACATAGGGACAATTTACCCCACAAAAATACCTGGTCTTGAAGATCCAGCAGATATTCAGGCAGCGCTTAAACTTTATCATTACGGAACAACCAGCACACTCACTTCAGAGTCAGAGATTATTGCTAATTCTGTTGTAGGGCATATTAAAGCATTAGACACCAGAGTGGATGCCATTGAATCAGATGGTCTTGGATCAGCAGTTTTATCATCTATGCCAACTTCTGTAGATAATGGATATATTTGGGTAGACTCAACAACTTCAGTTACTTCAGATGCCCAATACGCAACAGCATCATATCAAACATCTGCACCCTCATCACCAACTACTGGATCCCTTTGGGTTGATTCAGATTCATCACCTTTAAAAATGTATGTTTATTCAGGCACTGAGTGGAAAGAGATTGGTGCATAATGGCTAAAGAAAAAACTACAGAAGAACAACTTCGTGAAAGCGGTATTGCAAAATTAATTTCTGCTACCCAAATTACAGAAGCAGAATTAAGAGCATTGGGGTTGACATCAAATGGCAACAATTAATTCAGATGGAAAAGTAGCATATATCTATAATCAATCTAATGATACTTGGTATGCATTAGGTGCAGCAGTAAATACTAATGCAGAATATACCTGGACAGCAGATCAAACTTTTGGTTCAGTAGTAAACTTTGATATGGTTGCAAATGCAAAAGCAGGTATAAATAATTTTCAAAATCCAACTGCAAGAGATGCAGCAATAACATCTCCAAGCAATGGAGTTGTTTGTTTTGTTAGACAAACAGACAGCGGATCAGTAATTAACCAAATTCAATATTATCATAATGGTGAGTGGAGATGGTCAGGAGACTCTGCAAGCATCTCATTAAAAACTGGAAACTATACAATTACAAAAGATGATGCTGGAAAAACAATTAATGTTTCATCAGAATCTCCAACAGATATCACAATTACCATTCCAGCAAATTCTTCAACGCCTTTTATTAATGGTCAAAAGGTTGAAATATTTAGAAGCGGAACAGGAAATGTTATAATTGCAGGAGCAGTAGGAGTTACAATTAATAGCAAGAATTCAAATAAAAAGATTGCAGCACAATACTCTGGGTGTGTGCTTTTAAAAACAGATACAAATACCTGGCTACTCATAGGCGATTTGACGGCGTAGGTCCAAGATGCTAAATTTGTTTGGGTGGGCATCTTCAAAAGGTATGGTATCAGTACCAGATCTTTCTGCTTTAACTTATACAGACGCAATTACAGCATTACAGAATGCTGGACTTAACTATACAAACAATGGATCTGTTACCACTTCAAACTCAAACTTAAACAATATAGTTGCAACTCAATCTGTTTCAGCAGGAGTCCTTGTTGACTATGAAACAAATATTGCTTTTACTTACTATAATTATGTGACACCACCAGTTACCCCTGTAACTCCTGTAACTCCTGTAACTCCTGTAACCCCAGTTACGCCTGTAACTCCAGTTACTCCAGTTACGCCTGTAACTCCAGTTACGCCTGTAACTCCAGTTACTCCAGTTACGCCTGTAACTCCAGTTAATACAAGTCCTATTTGGGCTAATTGTTACAGTGAGTATAGAGCATCTTGCTGTGGAGTTGTAACAATTTGCGTTGATACAAATCCAAATTCTCCATCATATGGTATGGAAAATCCTAGTGGAAGTTATTCTGGGTCAACTTGTTCAAATGGTCATCCATATGGAACTCCTTGCCCAGTTACACCAGTTACCCCAGTTACTCCAGTTACGCCTGTAACCCCAGTTACACCTGTAACCCCAGTTACGCCTGTAACCCCCGTAACCCCAGTTACTCCAGTTACGCCTGTAACTCCAGTTACTCCAGTTACGCCATATTCATTTACAACTACAACATATGGAGTTAAATGTATATCAGGAGATACGTTTATTAGACTTATGCCTGGAAACGGTATAGAGCAAGTGGACTTACTAACTGGCCTAAAGTATCTAATTGATGAAAATAATGAAATAGTAGCAAAACAAGCAAAAGATATTAAGGTCGGAGATGAAGTAATGACTGTTCAGTATGCAGAAATTGATCCCGCTTCACCAGATTATGAAATGTTTGAGTGGAGTTCAGAATCTTTGACTTTTGTATCAAACTCAACAACTACAATTACTGATATTGAAGAATCCACAAAATTACAAACAGTTTATTTTAATGGAGATGATTCTGCACAGTTCACATTAGAGCACCCAATTCTTACAAATAAAACATTTAATGGATCATCATCTTGGAAGTTTGCGATGGTAGCAGAACTAGAAGTTGGTGACTCAATTGTTAAATATAATAGCGAAACTGGGCTATACGATAATGTAGTCATAAACTCTATAGACATTATGTCAAACTCAAATACGGTCTACACATTTAGTGCTGAGCCAGGTGATATAATTGTTGCAGGCGATATTATAACTCACAACAAGTAAAGGATACATTTGCATGTCTAAAAAGAGATCTGTAAAACCATGGGATTTATTGAATCCAAGTAAAGAACACGCATCAGATGAAGAGGCATACAGAAGATACAATATCTGTGATTGGTGTCCTGAGTTTATATCTTTAACTAAACAATGCAAACAGTGTGGATGCTTTATGAATTTCAAGGTTAAGTTGCAAGAAGCATCATGTCCAATAGGTAAATGGTAATGGTAAAGATATTAAAACAAATAATCTTTAGATACAAAGAAAGAAAACGTTATAAAAATATTAAACGATCTAGATGGATTTACTAATGCTTTTTGATATTTTTAAACCTGGAATTGTGCCACACAATAGGCCAAACTCAAATAATAAAACAAGTGTCCTTGTTACCCACGCTGAAATAGAAACATCAGAGTATAGTTATGACTGGAATACGGATGGAATTAGGTCTATTGAATTTAGTACTAAGCCAAGAATTGTTGCACTAGGATGCTCTATAACATTGGGGCAGGGGTTACCAGTAGAATTAAGGTGGACAGATTTATTATCTAAAAAAATGGGTGAGCCAATAGGAAACATATCTTATAGTGGTGGGTCTATTAGTCAAATAGTTTCAAGTTTTATGGGCATGATAAATCAATATAGTTATATTCCAGAATATGTAATTTGCAACTTTGCACCGTTTGAAAGGTTTTATTTTATAAGTGGTGACGGCACAGAGTTAAAAGATTATTGTCTTGGTAACAAAGCAAGAAAAACAAAAGACCAGGCCCCATGGGATTATGGAGCAACAATTCCTTATGAGTGGGTTTACTACAGTGCTCTAAACTCTTTACAAATACTAGAGGCATTTTGTAAGGTTAATGACATAAAATTAATTTGGTCTACATGGACTAACTCCCTAAGTCACGATCAGGAAGATTTTTTGTCAAATAATTTTAGTTTTTATTATAAGGATACAGTTAAAAAAGAGTTTCCACCACATTTTGAGTTTCATGTAGACCCAAAAGATGTTAGCGGTCTTGAACCATATTATAAGATGAAAAATTGGGACCAGATAATGTGTCACAAAGAAGAGCATGATCTATACCCAGACATATTTGACTATGCATACGATTATCATAAGATAGGATATTCAAAAGATAAGAAAATAACCAGAACGCCACATCCAGGGGTGCACAAGCACATACATTGGGCAGAGTTTTATTCTGATATAATTAATTCTGTGGAACTTAAAAATAAAAAAGCAGGGACAAATAAATGATAGATATGAAACTTGTTGAGCAGGCTATTGCTGAAAAAAGAATTCATGTATTTAAGGATGTTTTTCCAGACCGTCCATCATGGGACACACTACTATCCGTAATATCTGAATATGTAAATGAAGACCTAGAAAAATTTCCAAACAAATCTTATTTATCAAATGACTCATTAGAAAATGAGTACCTAGACATGAGATTAAAGTGTAGGTTTTGGTCTAGGCTAGCATTTCAATTATTTGATCCCAAAGATCTCTACATGTCCATCATACCTGAATTGGCCCCAGTTACTGCTTGGGGACTTTCTGAGTACTCACCAGATGTTTATACTGGTAACTTTGGTCTTGTTTCTTTAATGAAAAATAAAGGGGTAGTTGGAAGCAAGCATAGCGATTACGTTGATCAATTCCAGTGGGTTGTTAAGGGTGAAATGATCTGGCGCACAGGAGATAATTTAGAAAATGAGCATCATATTGTAGAGGGTGATTTTGTATTTATCCCTAAAAATCTAGTACATGAGGTTGAAACCCTTAAAGCACCAAGAGCAGCAATAAATTTAATTTTAAGAAACTAAAAAGCACCTACAAGAATCAACTTATAGGTGCCTTTAGTTATTTGTTTTACTTTGGAAATTGTGTCATCCAAAACTTAGTTCTTGGAGTAATGCCTTTCCAAGAAGACCAATCGTCTCCACCGCTTGTCATGTAGTATGCAATCTCTGCATTTTTTACGGGATTGAATAATTCAGCATTAGAGTCAAGATCAAATTTGGTTCTACGATCAGGACCAAGGGTATCAATCATATTAATTTGGAACATTCCATAAGAAGAGTCTCCAGTCTTGTGGTTACCGTTAAAAGCCAATGGTCGCCCATTAGACTCCTTTTTAGCAACCGCCCAAGCAACTATAAGGTCTTTACCCTTAAAGCCTACTAGAGAAAGCAACTCTTTTAGTTCTAAATCAGTTAGAGAAACCTTATTCTCAAAACTTTCTAATTTCTTTTCTTTAGAAACCAAAAAAGCCCCAGAAGGGGCTGGATAAGGCTGTGCCTGTTCACTAATGGTTTTAGTGGGCTTGGCAGATGCTGCATTAGCATTATTTGAAAAAACGGCAAAAATGCTAGTTACCGTAAGTATTCCAATGATTACTTGTTCTTTAAATTTCTCGTTCATCATAGTTTCCTCCTTAGAAAACAATAACACCCTGGTAGGTGTCTACTGATAAGTATAACATAATTTTACCCAATTTTGCCCCCAATGTCAAGTTTCTGCTATAATTTATTTATGAGCCAAGAAGTGTCAAGAATCTATCTTAAGCAAGAAGATGTGCACGAGTTAGTAAAAAACACTAATA